AAATATAAATGTTGTTCAATTAATACATAGCTTGGATCATATGGGTTCTCATCATATGCTGATAGTCCCATGATCTGTTCTGCTTTAGATGTAATGTTACCTCTATCTGTTTGCTCTGGATCTCCAAGATCCGTTTCTCGATACATACCTGCATCCATATCTTTTCGTAAATCATTCTCAGAACGATAAATAATATGTGAGTAACGATCGGCACGACGAAGATCGGATACTAAATTAGATACGTGAAACTGATCGATAGGTATGAACTCTGATATAGGTCGTCCTAATGTTTCATCGTAATAAACTTTTTTAACTGCCGTACCAATTAATGGTAGGTGAAATAACATCTTCTCAAACTCATCGAAATATTCTGGCATCTCTTCGGTGAGCTGATAGTTCATAAAATCTTTTACACGTTGTGCTTGTTTTTCTTTCTCTGGTGTAAGTGAACCTACCACTTGAGTTTTAACTGGACCTTTGCTTGGAAATAATTCTTGTGATGCTTTTGATTGAAACTTAACAGCATTCTCAATAATCAATGGATGAGTTGCTGTACATGCACCATCAAACGGTTCTGTTGTTTCTTCTAATTTAAGTCCAAGTAAATCAAAGCCACGTTCAAAGGTTTGTTCCCACTCTTCTCTTGATTCTTTGTCTGATTGATAGTTGTCTAAAACTGTATTAGATATTTCTTCAAGCTGATCCTCTTCCATAAGTTCAGCAAGGTTTGTATAAAAGTCTTCACTGATAGAGGCTAATACTTTACCACTATCTTCGTTTAGATCCATTTCAACTTCACCCGTTAGTGGGTCTACACTGACAGCTAAGTCCTCATCTTGTTCTTCTTTTATATCTACGTTAATACCAAGGTCAGCCCCACCGGCTTGAACCTTTTCTTTAGCTTTATCTAAAGGTGTTGAAATGTCGTTTGGATTTTTTTCGATTGCCATAATTAATTAGATACCTTCCAGTAGGTTGCCTTATTTTTTTTATAAGTATTGTCATTATCACTATAATACGGATCATGGGGATGTTGCAAGTGCCATGAGTCTTTCATATAGTGTATAGCCATGACCATTGAATCAACTTGGTCATCATGTGCTCCGTTTGGAAAAGTGATGGCTTCGTCAAACAATGTTTGTGCCCACGGCCGTTTCGGTAACCATACTCGTCCTGATTCAATCAAAGGTGAAGCAGCATAAGCTCTGGCTACCTTATCCCGATCGGGTGTATATTCCATGATCGGTAATCCAGCTCGTCGTAAATCTTGTATTAATGATTGACCACTAGCTTTCTTCTCAATAATGATAACATCTGGTTCATGTTCATCAAATGCATCTTGAGCATTCTGTCGTAACTCCGGATATTCAAATCGTCCTCGTGTGTTGCCTAATAAAATTAAATGACCGACATCATGTTCAGCTCCGGAACTGTCAGCTTCTACCTGTGTAAAGATACCCCAGGTTTGTATAACACTATAGTCAGCTGTTGTTCGTGTTGAAAAAGCTGTATCCATAGTTTGTATTACGAAATCACAATGAGGTGGATCTTCGTATTCCCACATTTGAAACCATGACTTTTTAAGAATACCACCTTCATCAGGCACGGGATTTTGCATATAGAGTGATTCCCAATATCGTGAACCGTTGTGTCTACGAATCTCCATCTCATCTTTTTTAAGAATCTCTTTTGGTTTCCATTCGGGAAAGTATGATTCACCAACTGGTAGTTTTAATAACTTACTACTCTTCTCATCAACCCATGCTGGTATACTTACAACATCCCAAGAATCCATAAGTGGTGATTCAGAATCTCCAGCTTCTGATGATAATAACCATCCACACAAATCATCTTCATGGTATCGTGTATTAATAATAACTATAGAGCCATTGGGCATAAGTCTTGTCCGTAAACCTGCTGGATACCATTCTTTAATATATCTTCTGCCTGCTTCACTGAATGCATCTTCCTCTGACATTACGTCATCAAGTAAAGCTACGTGTGCACCACGACCAGCTATTTGTGTTCGTACACCAGCTGCTACATATACACCATTACGATTAGTTTGCCACTTACCAGCAGCACGTACGTCTGAACGTAATTTAATATCGAATACTTCTTGATACGTTAGATCACTAACCAGATCCCTTACACCACGACCAAAGTCAGATGCAAGTTGATCACTGTGAGATACCGATAGAATTTCATGATTAGGATGACGGCCTAGGTACCATGCTGGAAATAATTTAGAACACACAAGAGATTTTGATGAACGAGGTGGTAAGAACACCATTAGACGTTTGATGTCACCAGTTTCAACTTTTTGGAGTTTATCACTAATAACTTCAATATGTCGACCCATTTTAAAGTCGGCTACTAGCTTTGGTGCAAAGCCTTTTACAAAACTGAGAAAGTCTTGACGTATATTCTCATAAGCATAATGCCTGAGTTGGTCAAGTTGTTCGTCACTTATTTCCTGATGTTCCATCTTTATCGGCTACTTTTTTACCACTAACTCCACCATCAATCAACTTAAATCCAGCAAGGTCAGCTAATTTTTTTATGTCAGCCTTTTTGTCTCCTGATTCAAACCCGGTTGTTTTTACTGTTTGCTCCACTTTTGATAGATCAACAAACATACCAAGATGCTTAGCTATGTTCTCCATAGCTCTGTTTGCATTTGTAAAGTCTCCATCATTTATAGAATTAGAGTAAACCTCTCCTCTTTTCTCAAGGACTTTTTCTTTTGTCCACGATATTTTACGGATAGCTTCCTTTTGATACTCATCAATTCTTGCCTGGATCTTTTCGTTCTTAAAAAGTTGACGAGCCCGGATTCGTGTATTCGGATCATCTTTGGCTTCTTTAAATCCAGCTTTTTTATATGAAGCTAGTTCATCACCAGTAGCTGCATACTCCATACAAAACTTTTCCTGCATAGGTGTTAGCCCTCGTGGCAGTCGTGTTCTTTTTTCATCTACATCTTTTGATGGTCTTTCTAACATTTTATCTATTCTCCTATCAAATTCATCGGGGTTTAATCTTCGTAATCGTAGTAGTCTTCTTCTTTCAATCTCTGATCGTAACTCTCCCATCTTACCAGCTGACTTATTTTTATAATCAGCACTTTCAATACGGATCATTTCAATAATCTGTTCTTCTGTTAGTTTACCATACAGAATATGTGGAGTTAATATATCTTTTATCTTTTTTTTACGTTCTTTTAAAACATCCATATAACCCTCGTGATTATTAAAGTAGAGAGAAGCTATTAACTTCTCTCTATTTACACTGGGATCACTTAGCCGTAGGAGACAATTAACATTTACAAGGCTTTATCCTTATAACTTTAGACGTATAAGGTAGATTCTACCAGTACATATAATATACTTTGTTTATTGACAGTTAGCAAGTCATTGTTTATTATCACAAAATAGATTTATGTAGGAGATAATATGCGACCTGAAGAGTTTTTATACACACCTATGGTTCTTTTAGATCATAGATTGATGGAATATCAATTTTGTATGCAAAATATCATACATCCAAAAGGACATTACGTAGAATTTGGTGTGTATGAGGGCAAATCTATAAATTATTTAGCTAGTCTTAACAAAAATGTTACGTTTCATGGGTTTGATAGCTTTGAAGGACTACCTGAACAGTGGTTCATGGGACATAAAGTCATAGAAAAAGGACATTTTGCTTTATCAGAGCTACCAAAGGTGGTGCCAAACGTAGTTTTACATGAAGGATGGTTTGAAAATACTATACCTGTGTGGAAAGAAGACCATAAAAGACACATATCGTTTATGAATATTGATTGTGATCTATATAAATCTACAAAAACTATATTTGAGTTACTTAATAAACAGATTGTAGCTGGAACTTTAATACGATTTGATGATTTATTACCCTCACCAATATCTCCATATCCAAAATGGGAAGAAGGAGAATGGAAAGCTTTAGTTGAATGGTGTAAAGACTGTGATCGTGAGGTTGTTCCGTTAGCTCGTTCGTGGAAACAAGGATGTATTATGAAGGTGGTTAAGTAATGGTTGAACGAATTATGGATCCAACTAATATTAGACCCGATCATTTAGAACGATATAACTTTGCTTGTAAGAAACTTGAAAAGCTAACAGAACCTGATCATGTTCTTGATATTGGTTGTGGTATCGGTTACGGTTCTGTAATCATGCATAACATAATGTCAAGTTGGGTGGACTCTATTGATAAGTCTGAAGAAGCATACCAAGTATTTCTTACAAACTTTTCACGTAAAGCTCCAAGAGTTAATTACATTCTGCAAGATTTTACAAAGTTGAAAAAAGGATCACTACGAAACAACTATGATGCAGTTGTGTCTTTTGAATTTATTGAACACATACCACCAGAACTAGCACAAGATGTATTCGACCTTGCCGCAGAGAAGTCAAACATATTCATCGCATCATCGCCGAATGAATGTGTACGTCCACATAAACAACCACCAGTGAATGAGTTTCACTACAAGCATTACACCCCAGTTGAGTTTGAGGCTATGGGTAAGAAAGCTGGATTCACAAACGTGGAGTTCCACTGCCAGACCAATGGTAGTCACTACATGGTACGACCCGGATTAGAGCAAGGGAAATTTATGATCGGTGTGTTTTCTAAATAGGGGTATGGGTACCCTAAAAATAAAACAAAGGGGGTGGTTTTGAAAACCAGGTGGTGTCTAATTTAGAATTATTCTAATTTTGTTTTGTTTGCTGATTTTGTGGGGGGTGCATATATATATACAGCAAAGCACGGCATATTTTTTTTGTCCCCCTTGAGCTAGGGGTGTCAATTTTTTGACGTTATTTATCTGTCATTTTTTTGACATGTCATTTATTTGACATTTAGAAAGTGTTTAAACATTGTTTATGATTTCATCATTATAATTATATAAAATTTATATCTCATCATTTATAATATATATATTCATTCATTTAAAATCAGTTATTTACATTAAAATAATATTTATTTTTAAAGAGGGCTTGACACTATTTAAATAATTTGCTTTAAGTTAGG